GTGGGTGTCCTTCGAATTGTTTATACATCTTCAATACCTCTCTTTGATGTGCTATAAACTTATCGAGACTATTCATCTCGTCTAAATTCGGGTCGGCTTCTCGCAATAGATTAATTGCTTTCATTGTAATTTGATCAGGCATAATTTAAAGTATAGTTAATTGGTTAGATTGATTTGATTTATGTATGTTTAATGCTGTTTCTAATATTGTTTTACCTGCTTCGTAATCTACTAGGTTTCTTGCTATTTTTAAAATTAATTTTTTTCCTTTATATTTTGTAAAATCGTAATCGTGAAAAGTAGACCAAGTTTTTAAAGATTCGGTATTTCCATTTTTAGCATCACCAAAGTTTTTAACTCTTCCATTTAAATTATTAGGTAATCTAAAATTAGTCCAGTACAAATGTCTATCTCGTTTTTTTGGATTAAACATAGGTTCATAGTAAGGTATTACATTTTCAATTACATATTTATTCTTACAATGATGTTCTAAAAATATTATTTCCTCATATAGTTTCATATCAGGATAAACTGGTTTTTTACCATTAGCACCAAAACCCCAATATCTAGCCCTACTATGTGTAGGGCAAGGTGGACTACTCCATATAAAATCAAATTCTTGATAATGATCTAATAAATATTGATGTGCATCAGCTACAATTACTTTATCATTTGGGAATCTCTCTTTATATAATTTAGCTAATTCATTATCTAATTCAACTGCTGTAACTTCAATATCTTCTTTTACTTCGTTCCACTTGTATCGGTTTCCACCAAGACAAGCATATAAATTTAATATCTTCATAATTAAAATATATCGTTAGTTGGTCTTTTGATTATCGTTTCTTGTATCGGATCAATTAAAGTTCCGTTCTCATTAAGGTATCTAAACCTACGCAAACTATAAGAATAAAACAAACAGACAGGTGTAAGTTCAGGTGTGGGTACTCCGACTAACTTCTGAAACTTAATTTTCTGTGCGTGTATCTCAGTAACATTCCACTTCTCACTTTGTGGGTTACGATGAAATACAAGAAAGTTATCTGCCCTATTTCCAAACATAGCACCAAACTCTACATCACTCATATTAGGAGCAGGTCGAGTACCATCTTCGTTTCTTCTTCTGTTAGCTGCTGTTCCTGGATGAACCACTAAGTAGAACATTACATTGTGCCTTTTAATAAACCTTCTTACATTACTTAAAGCATCGTAATAGTAATCGTACTTACTCATCTTTGGTGGTGCTTTTAAATCGTTTAAAGGGTCTATAGATATGCCATCTATCTCAACTACTTGCAAATACTCTTCAAACGATTCTAACACCTCATCTACAGTTGGTGTCTCTTCAAATGTAAGTACAGTAAAATGCTCATAAGCCCACTCGATAGCTCTAAGGTAATTGTCTTGACTGATCCTATCGCTAAACTCTTTATCGGCTGTCTTACCACAATACATCTCAGCTATATCTATCATCAAGTCACCGATAGGTTCGTTCTCAGGACAATACATAAGCCACTTGTAATTGTAAAGCTTAGAAGCCATCATCATTAAAAAAAGTTGTGTAGTGGTTTTTCCAATGTTAGCGAATCCAGTCATTATAGTTAGCTCACCTTTACGGAAAGTGTAGTGAGGGTCTAAAGGTTTAATACCAGTAGTAAGACCCTTTGTGTAACCATTAGAGTAAATTTCTTTACAATAATCAGTTACCTCTTGTTTGGAGGTCACTTTATAAAGAGCCATTCTAGTTCTTCATAGCATTTAATTGACCTCCTAAGTAATCAGGATCGGGCTTATCTTTTTTATTCCTTGAAATCCACCCTGAAGCTGCCATCTTCCAATCCTTCATAGGGTTCTTACCTACGTTCCATCCTTGGGACTCGTAGAAGTAAAAGAACCTTTCAGCTTCCCTTTTGTTGCTACCTTTTTCTAGGAAGTATGTAATAACTTCTTGGGTGGACTCAGGAATATTTCTTCGACTATTAACAGGTTCTGTTAAACTAATCTTATTGTTAGGAAAGTCTAAACTAATATCGTTTTCATTCAATATTTTTAATATAGACTTATGTACTCTGTTATTAGGATTAAGTTTGTTACCATATTGAAACTCTATAAAGCCAGTAAGAAACCATCTGCCATTACCTAGAACGCAAATTCTCGGTTTGTTTAAGTTTACATTATCTAAGAATGATTGTACATTAATCTCGTTACCTATCAATAATTCAAACATTCTTTTATTCGGTTTGAATATACCTGCGTGGTCACAATTATCGCAAACGTAAATCCAAAATAATTTATCTGCTAAGGATAGGTCTAAATACCAATCCTCATTCCATTTCATTGTTTCTGTAAATCTCTTTGCCATTTTCATTGGTTTTTTCTTTGGTTAAAAAAAAAGTAGAGGAGAGTAAAACCGACGACCAAATCAAAATCTAACTCCCCTCGTACAAGAACAACCTAGCCGTATTGCTTAAAACTAGGATTTGAATATGTAGCACTCACGCAGCCCACTCTCGTTATTATAAA